CACCATTCTGCCAATATCATCAGCTATATTTTTTGTACGGGACATTTTATACATTGACTCTTTGTATCTTCTTTTCAGAGCATCAGACGAATACAATTTCCATCCATCTAAATTCGCTACAAGGTATGTATTAAATGGAAGAGCAAAAATCTCCTGTTGTAGTTGTTTATTACACTCTTCTATATATTCTGGAGGAACATCTCCTGGAAATAATGCATCTTCAAACATTGGTAGCTCCTTAATCTCGATCAACTCCAACTAAAAAGTCAAATGTATTTATGTTGCCTTGATATTTATCTTTCCCTAAGTTGTTTTTAATATCATGTATGATTGAAGCGTTTGATGGTTCCCCAACATGTATATCATTCATCCCAAGCACATTTTTCAACAGCGCGGAATTTACAGGATTTGCATAGTCAACATAAGGTGGATCATATTTCCTCACATAAAATGCTAACGCTGTAGCGAGTGCTAAGTCGTCGTGACACCCCGTATCAGCTTCAACACGACCACTAGGTTTCGTGATTAATCCGACGAGTTCTAAGGCGAGTCTAGTAGATTGAATGCACTCTGGAAACTCAGTAACTGTAGAATATAAAGCATCTATCATTAATGGTCTTGACTTACCTGTCGTTTGTAATCCTGGTAATTTTTTGTTACCTCTGGACTCACTATAAACCATCGTCATGTATTCACTGTTGTTCATCTCTTCAACAACTTGGTTTCCGTACGAGTTCGATTCTATAACTAATGTACCAGGATATTGTGCAGCTACAACCTTAACAACTTTAACAAAATCAAGTACCTTACACTTTCCCTGATACTCAAATACTTGTTCTAGGGTCTGGTTGTTCCATACAGTAATAGCAGACTTATCAGCACCATGTTCTGGCGCCGTATCAATTCCACTTATATAATGAGTTTTTGGTTCTGGTTCTTTAAATCGCCAAGCTTCCCCACCAAATAACTTGAGTTTTTCTATTGGATTAATCTTGATCTCTTGAAGTTGTTGTGTTACAGATTCGTCAAAAAATGATCCAATAGATGATAAGAATTTTAACTCCAACTCCTGTTGAATTTTACGAGGATCATTATCAAACAATTTACATTGTGTGTCATACCAACCCTCATCATCAGCTAATTCTTCTACGTCACGCCAATGGATAACAAAAGGATGAAAGATATCATCCCCGGATACAGCATTTTGATATCTCTCAAAGAACCATTTTCCAGGACCTACGGTTTTATTTGGCGTGGATAATATAATCGTACCATAGGGAACGTTTTGCTTTTTCGCATGCATCTGATTAGTTGATAACGCAGATACCATACTTGTCCAAGCCTCATCAAGAAACTTGATAAATGCAGCTTCGTCAATTACCAAAAATGTAATAGCTTTACCACGAAGAGTTTTTTCTGGAGCATTTGGGTTTACTGGAGATGCGTATACTTTTGCACCATTTGTAAGAATAAAAGATTGTTCCGTCTTCTTATCAAAGTTAGCACCCATCCACTTTGGAAGTTTCTCCATCATAGCTCGAATTGCACGAGCAAAATCTGTTGCTTCTTTTCCATCTTTTGAAATAATACCTACTACTGCATTATCAAAGAAACAACACAACCAAACAATATAAGCCTGTGTAATTGTAGAGATTCCAATCTGTCTAGATTTAAGAACTAGTACGTAATGTTTATTGTTTATCAGTCGAATTAGTTTAGATTGGGGTTTGTAAGGATGGAGAAGAACGTCTCCGCCAGGCATTTCAATTAAAATATATCTACTACAAAAATAGTCGAAGGAAGATTTACAACGTATGAACTCCGCAACATATTCTTCTGCATCTTTCCTTAACTTAACAATTTGCTCTTCTATCATACGAACCCCCTTTTTTATTTGTTCTCAACAGGATCATATATAGAAGATAGATTTATATATATTAATAACTGAGAAAACATATTGTTTTCTCTTCTGCTGACCTATAACTAAAGGAGGTTTCGGTTGGCTTAGGCACGCCTCGTTTGTCGCAAGGAGGAGTATTACTAACCTAAACTGCGCAGAGGAAGGAAATGTGATGTACAAACGAGAAATTGTTAACAAAGGTCATGATGGAGGACAATTGAACATTCACCAAAAATTTGATTTGAAAGGAGGTACCATGATTTATTTACAAGAGGCTAAAATCTACCGGACTCTAACCCTTACGTAGTCTATTGTACCACCCCCATCTTTTTATAGAAAAAGGTGGGATTGTCCCCGAAAGGGGACAGTCCTTTATTGTCCGATTGTTCGATTAGTTCTTGCAAGCTGTAGTCTTGCGGTCGACGTCCAAATTCCACCATCTCGAATTAGAACAACATCAGTCGAGAATAATATATAATTTCCACTTAATCCCTTATGTTCTAATGTTGTAGTTTTCAGCTTAACTGGGCGACCGATATTCATTAAGTATGTTAATTTAATATTTCGATCTAGTTGAAAGCTTATTCTTGACAAATCAAATATCTTCTTAGCCACCATCGCATTTGCGAAAGTATCTTGTGTTTCAACACCGCCATGTAAGATGTAATATTTTTTTCTATGATCTATTTCTGCTCCAACCGGTATGTCTTTTCGTTGATCTATAATCCCGAATCTTCCACAAATATTTGTGAGATCTTGTTGAACAACCGCATATAGTGAGTCGCTTGGCAAAACAATATGATTGATATCATTTCCTATTACAGCAAATTTTGTGTTACCTACGTAGGTTGTTTGGAGGTTATCATATGTATAATAAGTTCGATCTTTTAGATTCTTAAAAATAGCATCTTCTGGGTTTGCACTTGTGGACAAATGATAAATTGTTAGTCTGTCTTTTGAACTTTTAATTCGATAGGATAAGTTCATTACTTGTAATTCATTATCATGTTTACAAAACACAGCACATGCTCCATCAAATAATCCATAGGTATCATCTAGATAATTAATAGCGCTATATAATGTAGTTGGTGGCACACACAACTGTGGTACCTTATTTTTGTTTTGATTTGCAGAATCATATTTAATTGTTGTATTAGAAGAAAACTCAGACACCAGACTCTCAATAACCTCTTTTGGAGTTTTTGGATCTTCTACAACACCAAATACTTCATTTACAGTTGTAGTCATTGATATGTATGGTTTTCTTGGTACGGTTAGTAATCTTACTGTAGTTCTATCAAGAGTATGTTCAAGACCTGGTGCAGCCATTGCATCCGTGACAGGCATCTCAAATTCAACTGAAATTAACATCAAATCAAATTCTAATGTATCCTGCGGTTGAGATCTTACAGGCTCTGAAGCAGTATTTTGTTGGAGAAGTTCTATCTTTAATTTGATTGGATCTTCACCAGATAGAGATGGGATGATTGCATCTTTTGCTGCGATATTTAAAATGATCTCTATGTTCGGATATGCTGACGCAAGAGAGGAAGCAATTCTAACTCCCGCCAAATCATTTGTATATGTTAAATCCTTAATTCGAAGATCAAGAAAGAAATTTACAGCGGGTTGGTTTATAACTCCTTGAGCTTCACTAGAAATTTTTTCAGGCAACTTAGATCTCCTTTGACTTTATTTTTTGTTCAAAAAATATAACAACAAAAAAATGGACCCCTCAGATATATTCCGAGGGGTCCAATTTCCTAATCGTCATCGAAGTCGAAGTCGCTAACATCATCGGCGATATCACCTATCGCGTCGAGTATTGACCGACCTGTTCTTTCTTTGACTCTTTTATTGACATACCATACGATCGCGCACAGTATACCAATTCCAATCAACCATTTCATGTTTCACCTACCCTTGGAGTTCGGACAGAACCTCCAACATTTGTGGAGGAACTACCAGAACTCTCTCAGCCATATTCTCCAGAAGGAGCTTGGCGTTGAGGTTTTTCTCCATCGTGCTAAACCGGGTAATCGCATGGAACATTTTCCAGCTTGTCATGGGCGTATCACCCTCTTCCCCGTCGTGCATCTCTTCGAGGATTGCGGACAAAGCTTCCCGCCTTTTCTTACCAGCAGACCGTTCAATCACATCCAGCGTAGCGAGCATCTCTTGTTCGGTCAGTTCATTATCCAAATTCGTCTGAACCAAGTCGGCGATGTTCTCGCTAAACGCAGTGACGTATCCACCAAGAGGACCGCTTAGATCTGCTTGTGCTCCCTCAAGATGAACCTGGCGAATGTTTCCCCAGTTTTGCTTGGAACCGAACATAACATCCAGATCGTCGGAGTCATTGAAGAACAACCCGAAACTGATGTTTGCTGCCATCGTCCCATCGTAGCTATTCTTGATGACGATCAACGGATACACATCACCCACGGAGGGAATATTAGTCTCGTTCTGGACAATGATCTCATGACGAATCTGGGTTTTGTTTGCGGTAAGGTAGGAAGCTTCCCTGAAGATGGGAGAACCGGCGTCGACGATGGAGGCCTTGATCGCCTCAATGAGAGCACCATTTCCAGTAAACCTGTAGGCGTCGGAAACCAAACCAGCTCTCTTCCAGTCATCATCTTCCTCAAGACCCTTGGTGAACAGGGACAAATGCGGAACAGCGACATTGTCCATAATCTCTGCACCACCTCCGGTATAAAGAGACCTGTAAGCCACCTCACAATGCTCGTCAGCGTAGTGGTAGCACCCGTCTCCCATTTCGGTCAACCCCATATCCTCAATACGATCTGCGAAGGTCTGACGACGATTTACGACTTCATCTTCTTCCTCAACCGTTTCAATCTCATCATCATCACCAACAGGAAAACCGTGATTCTCCAGATCTCCGGAAGCTTCCACTTCGTTCTCCTCGGTTGTTGCTTCCAACTCTTCCGTGTTCTCTACAACTTCTTGTGCTGCGTCTGCCATTTTAAATCTCCTTTCATGTTGGGTATTCTATACACCCAGTTTTTTATTGACTTTTGATAATGCTTTCATTTCTTTCTCAAGCTCAGTTGTAACTGCTCTAAGCTCTTTTGTGACCTCTACCTCTTGCCTCATTGCTTTCAGTTGTTCTTGAGCGATCTTCAATTGCTCAATCCTCTCTTGGAGTCGCGTCTTCACCTCCTCCGGCGATTCACCTCCAAAGAATAACATTATTTTGTCACCAAACTTCTTCCAGATTAACCACGCTACTATAACAATACATGTTATTTGAATGAGGAAACCTGCATACATAGAATTCTCCTATTTCTGACGTCCCTTCTGAATGTCAATATTCAATCCCAACGACTGAAGGGTTAGCGCGTTGAGATTCGCCATAAACTGGGCGGTCTGGGCGTCAGGATGATTACCACCTGTTCCTCCCGCTCCACCACTAATCATCATATAAGCTGGCACTTTTCTGTTTTCGAAAGCATCTGCCCACTTAGCCATGACCGTTTGATAGGTATCCAGCTTTTGTTGGAGCGCACCATCAGCATCGAGGATGAGCTGTTTCTTCTTTGCGATACCTTCACCATCAAGGATATTCTTTTTCTTGTTTAACTCAGCAGCAGCTTTGTCCAGAGCAGCAACCTCTTTTCTCTGCTCCCCAGCAATCACCGCTACGTTCTTATCCCTCGCTGCGTTCAGCTCACGAACTTCTTTGTCCCTCTCAGCAACAACAACTGCTCGAACCTTGATTTGTTCTTCCTCATATTTGGCTCGGGCAACCTTTGTTTTACCTTCAGCCTCAATCTGGAGTTTCTTCTGCTCAGCCTCTTGTTTCTTTGCCTTCGCAGTAGCAACCGCCATAAAGGCCTCCTGTTGTGTAGCAATCTGTTCTTTCACCTTAGTTGCGTACTCGAAGGATTTCACTTCAAAGTTCTTCAGTGTGATTCCGGTTCCCTCAAGTGGATTTGCTTGATGTAGCGCTTCACCCCACATGAGTTTACCATTTTCATCTTTCATTTGTTTTCCGGTTTTCTCGTCAATGATTGGTCTATGTTTGATGACCTTGAACGTCTTCGAAACCCTCTCGCCAGAAACTACATCCTCAATAACTCGGACCTCATCTCTGGTCTGATATAGACCTTGTTCTATTTGTGTCCTTGCCCACTCATTAAAATTGATCCGGTGTGACGAATAACTCTCTTGAGCAGTCATCATGTTAGCAGTCATCCTCAATGCGTTACGGACAGTAGGACGAATTAGTTTTTCTCGTACATCCTTCCAGTCCTCGTAACCATGCTCAGTTACAAGATTAATTGCCTGATCTTTAATGGATGGCATAACAACACGAGCAGTCCCTGAGATTTCACATTTTGATCCATCTACGAACCGAACCTCCATTGCCATGTTTCCAGCAACATCATCATCGGTGTCCTTGTCATGTGTAAAGAAGAATGTAAACGCCTTAGGCCAGGTATCAATATCAGCCCACAGTTGCCACCAGATACCAGGAGTCATTTTCGCATCCATTGTACCAGTAATGGCAACCTGTTTGATTTGATATGTCCCTTTCTTTACCGTGGTACAAATAAACGGTGCTACAAAGAATGCGAGGATTACACACGCTGTAATTGTGAGATATCTCTTCGCTTTTGATTTGGTTTTTGAGAGCACTTTGTCCTTAATTTCCTTTGCCTTCTTGATCTGTTCCATTGGATCGTCATCAAAACCTGGAATCATTCCCATTGTTACATTTCTCCTTTCTCGAGTTGATCTTTATAATGTTTCGCTGAATTCCTAGATAGCCCAGACATTAGTGGTTTTGCATCACCATAAAAGATTTGATGTCCCATTCTTTTTACATCCTTGGTTCGAAATACAGCCCAAGAATATTCATCATCTCCATCATACTTTCTAATTGTGAATTTTTTCGCCACTAATATCCTCCTTCACCACGTACTACGACAATGTTATCAGGAAGTTTTACATCTTTAAGACCTTCATAACATAACATTGTTTCCATTGGATCTGATGGATCCTCATCACTCACATGAAGAATATATATTGTAGCGCCTTCTGCTATGAGTTTTGCGCATTTCTTATATTCTTCCTCTTCTGGGTCTACTTCCCCATACCACTCATCCCAATAGTTATTTAATTCATCCAGATTGGTTGCGGTATGGCGAACGTAGTCGCCAAGATTTACAGTAAATGACATCTCGATAACTGTATCACCCAGATTTCCATTCTTATCTCCAACAATGAATGATGTTGAAGATGAGTTCGTTACAAAATCACTTTTCTTTTTCATCCGGCGATTACTCCTTCCCTGAATGTCCACAATTCCAGCCACATTTTATGGTACATTTTAAGGCGATTAATGTCCTTCTTTTCTAACATTCTTTTAAATCTTATCACCTCCATATTGTGACTTAGATCTTCCATCTTAATTCTTACTGCTCTTTCATCTCCTTTTAATCTGTCATAATACTCCCTTACAGTTTCACCTTCTCGTCTTGTCAACGCATCTACCGTGTTTACGACCTGTATTCCAAATCCAAATCTCCATAAATCATCAAGAGTATAGGATGTATCTTCTATGAGATCGTGTAGTACAGCTGCCATTTGATCAATAGGATCAGTAAATCGAAACATAACTGTAAGTGGGTGGAGTATATATGGTCGTCCTCCTTTGTCAAGTGTATACTTATGAGCTTCAGCTGCTATCGCTATTGCGTGTGACAATCGCAACTCTTCTGATTGTTCAGCTAGAACTATGGGATCATTCCAGTTAATTTCATCCATTCTACCATCCTCTCTTACATCCAATACATTTCCAGTGAACTTCTGGATCTGCAACCATCAACATATCACAACCACAATCTGGACACATCAGTGGCGGATCATATATAGATGGTTTTTTCTTAAACAATTTCTTTAACCATTTAAACATATTCACTCCTTTCATAGAAGTTAGGGGGTTACTAGCTATTGTTAAAGGATTAGACCCCCCGAGCATCTTTCCCAAAGGACGTCACAGTAGCAAAACAACTTTACGCACGGGACTATCTGTGACTCACGCATAGCTAGCAGACGTGGCATGAAACCCCCATGCAACCTACCTGCAGAGGCCGTGTACAGGTAGGATCCCAGCTAACCTATGCAGCAATCGCTCCGCTGTAAATCTGACCAAGATGTGTAATGCACTTCTTACAGAATTTTCTCGGCATTCCATTTCCGATCCACTTCATTTTAACCTTATGAATCTTTTCACACTTGGGACATTTGCATGCAACCCATGATTTCCCATTTTTAAAGTCCATATAGTTTTTCTTTTTGTATTTATTTCTTTCCTTTTTGTGGTTGTCACGAAACCAAATTTGGGAGCATCTATCTGAACAGAATACCAGTCGATTTGTGTTTCGTATATCTGCTCCACAACGTTTACAAACGTCTTGCTTCTTAGGCTGCTTCTTTTTCGCCATTTGAACTCCCTTCAGGAAAGTATTCTAATGTGCATTCCCACGTCCGCAATTCTTCAACTCTAACTAACCCACAGTCGAAGCAGGTAATTGTTCTTTTCGTTGGACTTACATATACTCGTTCCGCCATTCCATTACATCTACTGCAAGTGGGATCGATAATCCAATGTGATTGTTCCATTATCGAATCCTCCTCGCTTGAAATCTGAGATAGATATCTCGTCCATCATATTCGAAACTCTCTGTAATTGTCTCATTGATTACTTCAAATCTCCCCTCGAGATGGAAGAAATATTTTGCTCGAAGGGCTGTCCATATTGACGCATGAGGACATCCGGGCTCATTGAGTAACTCGGTAGTCAGTAATATGTTGTCCGCTTCAAAATTCGGACCACCAGGTACCTCATTAATAACCATTCTCGCCAACGTTGTATAATTCGGAACAATGATGTCCACAATTCCGCCTATCTTAAGACATGTCGACATAAGATAGATGAAATATGGAACTTGTGTAAAACTCACATGTTCAAGAAATCGATAGCAAGTAATGACGTCAAATTGAAGTTTAGTTCGTTCCATAAACCTGAACGCATCCTCATTACAATGTACTATCTTTTTCCTGTCAATATGTGGAACTTGACGTATCCATAAACTGTAGATACTTTCAACATCTTCTGGAGAAGATGCTCTATAATACATCGTGTCAAGATTTACCACATAGTGGGCTGGGGGCGACTTCAATCCCAACGGGTCCATTTTTCCAGCTGCGATATTTAATACTACTGGTTCCATGCTATTCTCCTTTTATCCATCCCATCTACAATCTTCCAACCAACCAATGTCCTCCATTGTAAATTTTCCAAACTGGTTAAGAAGATCAAGAATTCGTTGTTTGAATTCACGTAGTGTTTCGTCATCATTCATTTTTTGCGGGTGCATTCCTACGAACAATTCCCTATCACCATACGGGTCGGAATCACATTCAAGACCCAACTCTTCGAGCATCGACCTAACTGCTTCAATTCCTTCGTAATCAGATTCAAAGAGTTCATCTACAGACTTATAGTCAAAGCTATATCCCTTTTCTTTATGCCACGCAACTGCTCTGTCAAACGCAGTTTGTTTCATTTCGTCAGGGATATTAAATTCAACCCCCATCGCAATAAAAGAAGTACTACTTGAGTTTGTAACAAAATCAGCTTTCCTTTTCATCCTTCCCTCCCCTAACATTCTTGTCCGATAAAGATTGATCCACTTGTTCCTTCAGAAACTGTCTCAAAGTCGTTAAGTGTAATGTTATCTGGTGTAAGTCCTTTTAGTCTATCGAGATGTAAGGCATTACGAACTATGTATGTTTCCTCAGCATATATCACTAAGCCACAATGAGTACATACAATATATTTACAATCACCCACTCTATAGATATCTGAAGCTTCCTCGCTACATTCAGGACATTCAGTTGTTATTCTACCCCACATCTTTAACCACCTCCAATCTTTCCATCCATGAGTTTCTTAAGAGTTCCATCTGACACATTCGCAGCTTGTACAAAGATATCAAAATCCTCTCTAGTCATTTCAAAGTTTGTTACAAATTTGTGAATTGTCATCATATTTGAACTGGCTCTGATTTTGGAAGCCCAAAGTGCAGCATCCAACTCTTGTAAACCCACCGCTTCAATCGCTTCTCGGTAAGTGGTTTTCCATAACTTGTTTTTGTACATTGATTCAGCAAGGCGGGATTTAGTAATTTGGTCTGGCGTAATTGTGATTACAAAGTCGCATGATAACTTTGGTCTTCCGCTATCAGCGCGTACAGTTCTAACACCAATGATATGGTGGTATTCTTCTTCCATAAGATTCCCTCCGACGGAAAATGGGGGAGTAGAGATCACCTTCTCTACTCCCCCTGTCGTTTATATTCATCATCCATTTATATGTTTCAAGCATATAATGCAAGTGGGTGCGAACACCCGAATATCCACCCAACTATCGCATCTATGAATACTGGACTTCAGTAGGACACTGACCTCTCCTCTTCCATTGAGGTACTGGGCGTTCATAATAATACCAACATTTTGATACTATTATGGCCGCCCAGGTCGGACTTGAACCGACAACCGAGGTAAATTGTTTGAGTCACAGCACCATGTGTCAACAGTTGAATGCGTGATAAGTTTGGCTGGTGCAATAAGATAAGTATAAGCGGCTGCTCAAGGGCCCGTTTATAAACTCTCCGGGGGTTTCATCTAATTTTTATAACCCCCTTCTCTGAGTATTTATCATATTTAATGTGAGCCTCATGCCGCGTAGATGATAAGTATAAGTATAAGCTTAACCAGCAATGTTAAACTGTTATTTCATAAGTGTTCTCCTCTACAGGTTAGTCGATTATAAACTCTTCCATTTATAATATGTTCTAACCTGTAAAAATGGTTTCACGACTTTATCTGTAACCCTTCATTCTCTGCTCTTTCTCAAACCTGATGTTGGCTCGACGAATGAGCTCGTCGGAATAAAGATCCGTATTGAATGTTACAAAGCTCTTGATGATCCACCAAATCGCTTCAAAGAATCCCATGTTCTATCTCCTTTCTATTCACCCAGAATGTATTTGAACAAGACTGCTCCAATGTTCCCCTTGACAACTTCTTGTGTATTTGCTCGCTGTCTCGCTTTCTTAACAGCGCGGTATAGTTTGTCAAGTCTTGCGATCAATGCAGATTTCTCAGCAGAAGACATCATTCCACTCCACTGGTCAGCCACATAACGACCAACAGGAACATCCTCAGTCCATTCGCGGACCTGAGCAGGGTGATGTTCGGTAGCAGGTACCATCACATTGTGCTGATATCTCTTTTCAGTCTTCATTGTGATGGTAGAATCCTGAGCTTTATAAACCCCAGCTCGTTCCGTAGGATCCTCGATCCAGGTAGGTCCCTGAGCCAGAGTAGGAATAGCATCAAGAACTCGTCTCAGTTCTTTCAACTCCGTCTCGAGTTCCAAAAGAAAATACACAGGAATATTTGTTGCTAGGGTTTCCCCATCAACAACAATGTCAGCTTGCGCCAACTGTGCAGTTCCTTCTTTCTGGACCTTGGCGTCCCAGAACTTAATGAAGGATTTCTTCATGTAAGTCAGCTTCTCCATTACCGTAGTGGTAAGGGATTTGGACTCAGACATTTCCTCCTGTTTCCTGGAGTCCTCGAACATTTCGAGTCGTCTGGAAGATCCTTGGAAAAGAGAAACATTCTTTCTGAATGTGTTCTCAGTTTCAATCTTAATTTTATCCTTGGCTCCCTTGAGGTCACCAACAACAGCCAGTACTTCATGTAACGCGGGTTTTTTGTTCGCCATTTTCTCCTCCTTTAACTGTCTCGTTCGACTGAAAAGTCAATTAGTTTAAACCCGTAATCCAAAAATCCGCCAATGTGATGTCTCACTAACATATCCCTCATGTACCTTGGAATGTCATCTTGACAATTGTACATTGACGTACCATCTAACACCTTGAAAACACCAGGAACTGCTCCAGCATGAACCTGGAGTGCTTCCCAAAAGTGCATGTTGTTCTTACCTTCTCTTGAGTACGTAGTTTCTTTCATATAGTGTTCTAAGTACTCGTTAAAGTTCTTTCGAAAGTCCTCAACATCAATATTCTCATTTGTAGCTTGCAAGATCATCACAAATGACGCTGAGGAACTATTAGTTACGAAATCTGCTTTCTTTTTCATGAATCACCTATTTTGTTCTGTAAATATGACGAGATCGTCGTCATTCACAAATATCCCCCTTCCTTTATAATCCATTACGACTCCGAGTCCATCGCCCCAAACTTCGCCGTGGTTATCTCCAAAACCCATTTGAACGACTGAGAGAAGACCTCGATCTTTAGCGCCCTTAATTAATCCGATGATTTGTTTTATCTCAGAGATACTATCAGTAATCCACTTCTGCTCCCAATCCTCCACATCATCCTCATACATTTCTTCCCAAGATCGAATATCTGCAGTCCTCCTAGCTAGAAGGTCATTGATATATTCAACCTTTCCACTAAAGTCCAGACTGGAGAGTCTGCCACTCAAGAACTTGTCAAGTGCAGCAATCACATCCTCTACGGTGCATTCATGAACTGTTCCTTCATCATCCCACTCAGACTCGTAATGTAGATCAAATAGTTGTTTTCTGGCTAGGAGAAGATCAAAGAGATGTTTCTTATCAGTTCCTTTGAATATAAATGTAAATGATGTACTCGAACTATTAGTTACGAAATCGGCTTTTCGTTTCATGTTAACACATCCTTATTCCGAAAAATACAGACGCATCTACGCCGTTTGGAATCCCAAAAAGTTCTCTGATTTCACCATTGTTTTGGACTTCAAGGAGATCTTTCATAGCGATTTCTTTGGTATCATCTTCAATATCTCCACCACCCCAGTCAACACCAACAATCATATGGTCGTCATCTTTGGCGCCCATCTCACGACCTAACATAACCTCAATATGTAATCTCTCCTGGTCATCCATTGTCCGTTCCCAATCGAAGTAACCATCTTCGTCTTTATATTTGTCCGGAAGTTGACTTTTATGCAACTCCCATCCAACGATTAGAAAACTACAAGTTGAGCTGTTGGTAACAAAGTCTAATCTCTTTCTCATGAACTCCACCTCACTTTCTCCATGTCAATTCCAAGTCTCTCGAAGAACTGGTACATATCAAAATTGTCCATGAAAGTAGTACCCTTTATTTCGGATACGCCAGATACGATGTTCCAGTTGTCGTCGCCAGCCATATAGAAATCATCCCAACCCAAACATTCACAAAAATCTTTATAATTCATGATAGCAAATTGCTGGACTGGAGATAGATCACATAAACTTATTACGAAACTGGATGACGAACTGTTGGTAACAAAGTCTAGTTTTTTCTTCATTTTTCTTTCCTTTTAAAATATCCCTCCATTCCAATCCCAATCAAACTTCCAAATGCCCGCGATAAGACCACCTCCCATCACCGCTGTCCAAAATAGACTTATATCTTCATAATGATATTTGATGACATATAGTGCTACTGCGCAAATACCAAGGGAAGCTAATCCTTTTCCAAGACCAATCAACCCATGACCAATTGCTCTAACGCCAACCGTCCGTTTCAAAAGGGCATTGATTTGGTCTTGATCTAAGAGTCTTTCTGAATCCTTTGAATGCAAGTCCGTCATTCCATACTCTCCTTATTCCGTGATGTTTAATATCACTTCCATATTCATCATGGTTTCCAAATGAACAAGGAACAAGTCTCCCATCTGGTGTAATGTAACAACTCATCCTTGCACCCTCACAAGTGTCAACGTACTCCTGTTCCAACTTGTTGAGTTTTCTAAACCTCATGATATGGTTTACTAAGCAGCTATCCATCCCAACTTTAAATTTCGTTTTTGGAAGTGCAATTCCATAGCTGAATAATTCCAGCATGAGATCAGTTGGAATCCATTTCTCCAAATCTCTACCACGACCTTGTGGCTTAAACAAGAGAAATATCACAGCATTTAACTTCTCTATATTGACACGACCACTCCATGCATCTTGACCATCTAAAATGGCTATCGACTTCATGAAGTTTGGCGCAGAAAAGACTAGATGAATATTTGTTTTGACTTCTGCATCCATCAGTCTGTTTAAAGCTGAGAATGTGAACTCCTTTCCATAGTCGCTAACAGCAACAGCTCCGCAATACTTTTTGGATGATTCTATTTGTTCATCTGTAAGACCATTACCGCTGGTAGTGTAGTTTGGAATCACACCATTTTCACATGCGTATTTAATGATCTCCTCGAATTGCGGATGAAGATTTGGATCTCCACGACCACCCAACGCACATTGACATGTACCATCTTTTGCTTCGTCAATGATTTGTTTGAACAGATCCAGAGTCATATGTGGCTCCACCTTATCTCCTTGGTAACACATCTTACATTTATTCGGACAGCTACCCATAATTCCAATGTCCAGCATACTCGGAAATTCCAGAGAAAAGGGATCGTCGTTTCCATTAATCCCTTCCAATTCTTCTTCCCCGGTTTCTGTGTTGAATGCTATCCGGTATGTACTTGTTTTGATTTCCTTAATCATGTTAAGTCCTTTCTATTCCACAAATGCATTGTTAAGTGCAACACTCTTACAGTAGAGTGCCTTTTCGACCATAACATCACGATCTTTCAACGTGATGGGTCTGCCACTTCTAACAACTTTTGACAGGTAATCCTTTGCTAGAGGACATTTAGAAATCTGGAGTTTTAAATCTAGATACTCATCCTCTGGAAGAAGATCGTTAAGATCATATTGAACATCTTCCTCAAATTCCTCTGGTTTCGGGGGTGGTGAAGATACTTTGAAAGAATCTACATACATTGGTTCCGATACTGGCGCCGGCTCCTGTCTGACAGGCTTATAAGATTGTTTCTTCCAAGGATCATCTTCCTCTCCACCCCGAGCTAAAGTTAGCACTTTATCATACCACCTACCATCAATCTCACTAAATTTGTTTGCACGTCTTTTCTTTCTCGTGTCACCTGTCCACGACTCTTCAATTGTCATTGTAACATCGTTTGTGGAGACAATGATTTTAGGAATATCTCCAAACGGAATAGCTGACTCATCAGGTTTGTATGTTCGTTTCCTGGTAGCAGCTCTAATAAACTTGAGATATTGTTGACCCCAAGCATTTTGGACTTTGCTGTAATACGCCTTCTCTTGTTCTGTCATTTTATTAAAAGCTTGCTGCGCTGCTTCGTCACCTTCATCATAAGAGTCACAAGCAGTACACATCACACTCAATAGAACAATGCAGAGAAGAGCTAGAAGTTGGTCCTTCAAACATGACCACATCTTAACCTCCTTTCACGCTTCCTCTAATACAATCGACTCACAAAATGGTCGAAGATAGAAGTCATAATATCGTTGTTTGTCAATATCAGATATGTCAATTAAATTGACTAATGACTCTGAGATCTCAGTTTCCCCATAACCCTTTAAGAAGATGATAAACTTCTTATTTTTTATTGGAATGCAAAATAGAGCTTTATCATCTCCAATTACGACTTCGTCTTTGATCTTTTGAAGTCTTGTAAATGTTGCTTCTTTGTCCGTGTTTCTAAGAAGTAGGAGTTTTGTAAACATCTTATCCATCGCCTCATATCTATGGGGAACCCCTTTGATGATAGATTCACCTCCCCATGCTATAAACTTCTGGCGATTAGATGCTATAACCATGTACTCAAATACATGACGTAACTCTAGTGGGATATATTGTGAAGTTGTTTTTTCCAACAGTTTACTAGAAACAAACCCATCATATGCTCGCAATATTAGATCGTCCTCACTAATCCCATTCAATGTAAGATACGAACTAATCGTTGACTCTGTCGTGTTCCTAAGAGCTGCGGTCAACCTAGGATTGTCTCTCATTAACTTTCCAATTTGTGTGTTTCTTTCTTGCTTATCATCCTTTGGAATTTGTGACATATCAAATCCTAGCCTCTCCATAATTACATAATGACAAGAAGATATATCATATGAGTACACATTCCGAAGGACGAGGCGACATGATTTGTTTATGTCCATATTTCACCTTTTGGAGTCGGGCGGGTAGGTGACTAGTCTACCCGCCCTTATGGGAGGAGGTGTCGACGTCTAGGATGACGCCAACCACATCAACACATCGTCGATCTGCATCAAATGGTTAATATCAGTGACTTCCTTCGCTTTGTCAGTCATCCATTTAATTGCATCCGCCTTTGTGGTAATGTCATCAATTGACTTTTGTACTTGCTTATACTGGATTTGCAAACCTTCTGCATCCAGTTCGTTTCCAAGACTCTCTTGAATAGCAGTCATATCTGGTTCGACCATATCAAGACCAGTATCTTTCTTTTTCAATTTGGTCTTGGAATATGGAATCAAACTTCCATCAACACTGATACAATACTGTGTAATCAAACCTGTCTTGACGCCATAACACTTCAAGAATCTTCCCTGTCCGCAATCATACACAATTACGAACCCGTTATTGAAGACATTCATTGTATGACCTGGAAGATTCAGTACAGGAAATGTCTTCGCCTTCTTAAAGATTTCAATCTCTCTCACCAGACGACCCTCATCATTCTTTATATCTTTTGTATTCTCCACAGAGAATATCAAAGTGGCATCTGGATCAACATCTCGAATTGAAACCTTGACCGGATTCACATTCGGAAAGTTCTGATGATTTTTAGAAAACCATTCAGACAACGGGACCGTGCTAATCTCATGTCGATCTTCTTCTTCCTCAGTATCCTGCTCAGAGGGAGCTGTATCCTCTAAATCAAGAGCTGTTTCTTCTTGCACAGGAACGTCGGTCTCGTCGATCATTTGAGCCAAATTATCGTTCATTTCTTCTATTCCCTCCTTCTAGTACACCCCCTTGCAAGGTACGCAAGAGAATCTTCGCTTACCCTCATTAATATATACCACCTTATACTCGTGACCGTTCAGCATGAATTTGTCACCAATAGAAGGTAGCGGAGTTTCTTGTTTCTCCTCCTTCTCCTCTGGTTCGGGTTCCTCAACTTTCTTCGCATCAGACCCTAGGTCTACACTGTTGCTATTCTCAACAGTAAGATCACCTTCACCTGTGAGTCTTGGCACTTCAATAGAACTCTTGATTTGTTCTACTACTTCTTCGGGAACTTCATTCCCGTCTTGGTCCTTGATCATGTAATATCCTCCTCTTGCCACTTTGGATTAACTTCGAATAAACGGCGCCACTCATCAACATTCACTACTGCATATGCTTCAAGAGCAGCGCCTGCTAAAGCCATAATTTTTATGAGATATTCATATGTGAGGACAGGTGCAGCCGTATTATTTTTTGCTTCTCTACACCCGATTAACCACGGAGGGAGACTATTTTCCCATTTGTTCGCGTATGACGACTTTGCTTTCTCTAATGTCTCTTCAATGAACTGAAGGAAACTTGCTACGTTGAGGTTTGGATTGTCCTCATACGATCCAAACACTCTTTTCTCATACTCCCTCTCTTTTAGATACAACTGGATCAACGTCTGTTTATCCATTGATTCCCCCTTGGTAATCCATAGCCATAATTTCTGACTTTTCACGAATCCGTTTCCGGATCGCGACTGCTCTTTCACCAACACTAGGTTGGAGCAGTACAAGTCGATCCCACTTGGTTCTTTTGCCTTTTGGTACATAATCCTTCTCCCACTTTGTTCCTCCAGCGATCCATGCGGGTTTTCTTTCAACACCGTCTTGTATACCATGGAGGAAGAAAGCCAACTCTGTCGCCCTGGTTGCAAACCTGAGATTAGGAATAATGGAGTTATTGAGAAGTCTTCTCCATCCATCTAACCTGACCAAATCTTCCTGGGTATCCTTAAACACTGGATATTCTCCCTCGTACGGCGGGATGTCAACCTCGACTTGTAGAGATCGAAACTTAACTGACTTACCTTGTTCCCGATCTTGCTTTGGCCACTTGGTCGGCGCACCATCACCAGTTTCTGGGAATTGGATTCCTGCCTTTTGCATTCTCTTCATCTGAGCGAAATAATCCTTCGCTTGATCGGTAAGCCTCTCAATGAGAGCTTTAGTAATAAAATAATGCTTACCGTAAAGACTTGTCCATCTGTTGGGATGCACAAAGTTCTTAAAGACAACGCGGTTTCCTGTCCACAATGAATTCTCAAACAGGAATTTGTTTTCTTCTGCAGAAGGATCCCACTCAATCCGGTTCCATCCACTATACCATGTCCCTGACGGATCGGTAAGTGAGTAGGTTCTATAATCTCCTACACTGTCAGTTGTCATAACATTGGCGTCCTTGATCCTGATTCCAAATGAGAAAACGTCTTTGTTGGACGTCAGATTCACAATCGGACCATGACGATTGGTAGAAGACGAAACTCTCTGACCTTCCTTAATCGTCTTTGGACGCATCGACTTATACGTAGGGATATTGATCACAGCGCCTCGTTCCGCAATCGTCATCAGGAAACATGCGAGATCCAGATCGGTACCTTTGAAAATCCCATCTACTATTGCTGGTCCGGGTTTCCTTGAGTACATATCAAAACTCCACCAACCTTCCACTGCCTTCACAATCTCAAATGGAGGGACTGCCTTGTCCAATACCATTTTCATAACTGGGTGATCTAAAACTTCCTTCAACGTCTTTGCTACATGCTTTCTTTCCGTCATTTTCATTCTCCTCCTAAGTGCTCATACATTTCCCTATTAGGTTTTTCATCAACTTTTTCCCAAGGAAATACAATCCAATCACTTGTTTCTTCACAGTACATCGTTGGAAAGTATTTCGTGTGGGGTTTCACGTATAAAGTAAAGGTAAGAAATCTTTTGTGGTTCATACATTCAAAGAACTCAAGAAATGTCTTACCGGTGTCAGATACATCATCCACAACAAGGAGGTATTTCTTATCCTCTTCTGTAAGAGTATAAATAACACCATCTCTATGCGTATATAGAATATCTGCAAACTTTTCTACATACTCAAGACCAAGAGCATGGGATAGATGAAGAGCGATAGCAACTCCACCTCTTGGTATACCGTGGACGAATTTTGGTTTCGGATAAATCCCCCACGCTGTAACTTCCTTTTCATATTTTCTCCTCAGAAACTCAAATAACATAGAGTAATACTGAGGATAACCCAAGTAGATTTTTTTGACTTCCATTCAATTCCTCCTAGAAGACAGTCTTCTCAATTTTCCCACCTTTGCTAGCAGGAAATCTGAATGCGTGTCCCTTGTTAGGACCTGAAATCAACATGATTACAAAACAGTGATCTCGATAAGTAGTACCTTTGTATTTCTCTCGTACGTATCTATCAATGATCACACCATATTGTCCCTGTGCGTATCGTGGTTTATCCAAATGTCTAGATATTTTAATGATATCACCTTGCTGGATATTTAGATTAGGATGTGAATTTGGTTCAACCCATTTGTATTGAAATCTATACTCGTACGGTTCTGGATTCCATTTTAACATCCTATTTCCATAAGGTTGACAAACATCCCATTGATCAGACCCTATTGGGATTCCATAATTTTCTAATCGCAGTACATTTTTTATCTCGACCACTCCCTTCAGGCATATGTCTGACCATCAACTCTGTGAATGTTTCTCCAAGATCAACTTTAAAAGCATCCGTAAAGAAGTCAATTCCCAAGTCAATACTAAACACATGCATAATCAACTCTACAATGTCATTTGTGTTGAATTTTTCAGTGTGACCCCGACGATTTTTAATAATTCTTGCTTCACCATCTGTAATCTCAATGAGTAGATCAGCTTTGGTGATTTTGTCCAAGAAAGTGTTATATGTTGGTCTTCCAGTCAACATCACCGATTACCACCTCCCTTATATAAGAGATAGGCGCCAACTCCAAAGAGAAGTCCCGAAACTAAATAAATTGGATCTATCTCCAACATACCATATGTCCCAGTTGGAATACTAACAAGCATCAATATCAGACCCAAGCGCATCTTTTTGTTCATTTTTCTGATCCCCCATAAACATTTGGATGCCCAGTCCAGCTACAATACCTGCAAGGAAAGATCCAATCACTCGATTGACCAAAAGTATTGAGACCAGAACCCCAAGTACTATGCCCGTTACGATGATTATAGCACCAACTTTTTTGTGTTGCGGCCACCCATTCCATATGTTACCTACAGTTCTCCAAGACCATTCCCACGTTTTGATGGTTCCCTTTGACAGTTTATCTACAATGTCCATTTCCACCTCCTATGGTTTGAAAAATTCTTTTGCGACCAACCAGTAAAACTTCATTCTCTTTTCAAATTGGATCTTGTCCAACCATTTGAAAATTTTTCTCTCAAGTGGCTTCCATACTCCAATATCCATGAGGATTATATTTACACCCACACCTACAAGGAGACCAGTGCAGATTCCGCTCCATCTACCCCAGTTATTTACTGACGCAAACAGACCAAGAGAGAATGCATTGACTATAAGTATAACTCCCCATAGTTTTATCATTTTGCCCTCTTCTTATTTCCAGAGATTCTGGAATACATCAACTTTGTTTTCCTTCAAACCCCAGACGCCGTTGCCATTTTGTTTCCAACACCTGTAATACTCTTCTCGTTGTGATTTTGATAGGATTACTCCTGGTTCTAAATCCGGACTACGTTCTCTCGTCTTGAGCAATATGTTTATCAGAGTTAAGTCGCCTCGTCTGCACATTGCATCTAACGTTTTATGTTCTCTCCAGGTACATCTCACTTGATGTAGATCATCAAATCGATGTATATAATGATGGAGTATCCAAGGTTTATCTGGATCACATTCGTTGCCGAATATATCAATTTGCGGTTTTTGAGGCATTCTCCATCCAAGCTCCAGATGCTTGAAAAGATATACTAATTGTGATCTTCCCACTTCCTGGACGAGTTTATCAATTCCAAGGAGTTCAGCAAATTTACTTCGACAACCAATTCTATTTCCTTTCGTAAATGGTTTGTCTGGATAACAATTACTCTTTGACGTGAACCAACAATCATCTCCACATTTAGGGTTCTTCAAAGAGGTAACCGGGTCTGTACAAATCCAACAATTCCGATTCTCAAGTTCTTTCAAAATCAGAATCAGTTCTTTTTCTTTGATTTTACTCGGATCTATTAAAGACCCTAAACTATATTCCCCTATCATCATTTCATCTCCTACAGGAAGTAACGATAATTAAAACCATCGTCTATTCCCTTCCAATTAACCGCAATTGCTTCGCTGGTGTGAATACTTTCCTCGTGAATACACTTAACAACCCAGTCACATACACCAGGTATAGCGTCTAATTGATCGCTTATTGCTCGGATGGCGTCTTCAACGAAGATTGGGTTTTCACCAGCAATTCTCGCAATCTCCTGTTCATCTTCACGTTTGATTATTGGATACGGAATAGTTCGAATTGCTCTTTCTACCGCCTCAACCAAATCCTCCAGCCAAACATAGTGAGTTCCACTTGTATCTTTTTCAGTAACTACGTGAGCAAATGATCTTTGGGCATGCGGAAACCCTCGTTGTCCCTTTGAATTTAAGTCAGAACATAACTCAGCTGAACATGGACAATAGCTAGCATATTGGACTCTCACACCCTGAAAGAATCTGAACTCACGTATTGAATAGTTTCCTGTTTTATGACCAAGTGCTGTTTTATTTCCTCCTTCCTCATGCGAGATAAGATGTCCTTCAAAAGAACATTTATGAAAGATTGGAAATTCATACCCAGATAAAGCTGATTGTCTTGGAATTGGAAGCAGAAAGTCAAATCTCATATAACTCTTTGTAGATCCCACATTCGTTAAAAGATCTGATAGAATTTCTCTAATCAAATCTTTCTTTAATGGAAGATCGAGATACTTTCTAAGCGTCCTAATTAATCTTGACATTGAAATCCCTTTTACATCAGCATCAATATTTGTCCTCATGGACACTTCTGCAACCATGGACTTAAATCCCCCAGATTTCAACTCAAGGGAAAATGGTACCACAACCCCCTCAACTCCAACCTGTCGAATCGTCCTCTGGATTTTTGGTTTTGAGTTCTGTATGTCCGGAAGGCGCATCGCCCCCTCCGTTAGATCCTTTACTACCATTTGTTTTCTCCTTTACTTTTTCTTTTAGCATTGTATGTGCAACCGCAGGAAGATACCTAGCAGTGACATTCTCCCACCCCTCCGGACCTACCAATCCTTTAATTAGACTGGAACTCACTTCAACATATTCTTTTGGAGGGATGAGAAATACAGTCACTAATGCTGGGTGCAGATCCTCATTGATGTATCTCATGATTTTCTCATAAGCATAGTCGCTTGAGGATCTTATGCCCCGCAATAGATAATATGCTGCTTCGTATTTCGCAAAATCTGCGAGATACTTTTTACGAAGAAACTTAATAGATACGTTTGGTATACTTTCAGTGCACACTTGTAAGATATGGAGCCTTTCTTCTTCTGAGAACATATACGTTTTCTCAGGATTGTCCCCGATCACTACTATCAGTTCGTCGAATAACCGAGCACCCTCCTTGATCATCCATATGTGACCCATCGTTGCTGGATCGAAGCTCCCTGCATAGATGGCTCTTCTCATTAGTTTCACAACCTCCCTTCAGTCGTTGTTCAATATTTAGAGGGTAATCGAAATGCTGTTCTCGAAAACCCTTCCCCTCATAATATTGAACTTCAGCTTTCACAAAGAAGATTTTATGATATCCTCTTTCGTAAAATTCGTTTAGATTAATTCCTAAAAATTCACTTTCAGCTGCGCCTGGCCAGATCCCTGTCCATTTTGCAAACTCCATATCATGGCCACCACATCCACCACAAGTAAGAGTTTGACCCCCACAGACAGAGCATCTTTCGACGTCACAATTGTCTTTATGAATCTGGCCAGGTTTTACTCCACAGTCCGGACAATTTCTCAAATTGTTCACATCCTTACTCCTATTGTCGTAAGATACGCTTTCAGAAGTTTGACAGATTCTGCTACATTGTCACCTTCCTCTTCCAGTTTCATACCCGTGTCAATTTCATCTCGGATATATTGGTTCTTCTTATCAGTACAATCTGACTTGGTTGTCAGACATTCTGCTAAGTTAACTGGAGCGTCATGTCCAATGAGACACCCTGTTTCCATTTCACCCATTCTCTGACCGCCTCGATTCTTTCTTCCTGCTAAAGGTTGAAGTGTCTTCCTTGTGTAGGATCCAATTCCTCTTGCAGCAAGACGAGTCTCAGCAATGTGTACCATCTTAAAGAAGTACAAATAACCCACAGCAATCTCATTCTGAATGTTCTGTCCAGCCATCGGTTCAAATAGTGGGTACTCAAACTTTGTGCCTGTGTACTCCAATGCTTCCTTCATCTCAGACATATTCATCGACTCAAATGGAGGTTGTAGGAGAACAATGTTATCAATAAACTTCTCGTCGATAGTTTCTGGAAGATGTTCTACATATTGGTCATAATACCAATGTTCGTCAGTTTTATCAACCAACTCAATAAATCCAAGGAGAAATCTTTTTGCAAGTTCTTGACGTTTTGCGTCATCTAATTCTGCTGAATTCTTTTCCCGTCCATCAAGAATTGCTTTCAGAGTTTCCCTCAAGTCATATAGAGCCATGCCTAAATGGAGTTCATAAACTTGCCCAATATTCATCCGGCTTATAATACCAAGCGGATTAATACAAATATCTACGTGTCGTCCATCAGGTAGTTGTGGCATTTTCTCTTGTGGTACAATAGTAGATACAACTCCCTTATTCCCATGACGATTTCCAATTTTGTCACCGATTTGGATTGGTCGGAAGAAGATTCCAAACATCTCTACTCGGACACCGTTAATGTATTCACCTTTGAATTTATACTTTCCAATATTTCCATATTTCGCAAGATCATGATCCCTTACGAATCTAGTTGTATCTTCTTTGGAAAGATATTCCCCAACGATGTTAGCAATTTTCTCTTCTTGCTTTTGCTGTTGCGTTAACTTCTTTTCCATCCATTTATCAAACTGTGGTATTTCTTTATTCCATGAGTTTGCAAACATGTTTACCTCGGTGATAATCATATCCGATTTAGCTAATACCGGACGTTCCTTCTTAAAAATGCTTTTGTAATCCATCTGTATAGAAGGCATTTCCTTGGTAATCATGTATGGTTCTCCTTTAGAAACCCTTTCCCTTACACCTGGAAGGGGTTTATACTCATCCTGCGAAAGACTCAAGAGAACTTTATTTGGCGGAAGGGTAAAGGATAAATCTATGAAATGTACAGATGTGAACATTCCCTCTTTTACAACTCTATCAGATAGGACAATTCCATCCTCATAGTTATACCCATAGTATTCCGCAACAGCAGTTAACAGGTTTTTACCAATGTTAATCTTTCCATTATCTGTAAAATAACTCTCAGCCAGAATATCTCCTGCTTTGACTTTATCCCCTTGTTGTACATAAACTTTGTATACATCAAGGTTTGAGATGTAAATCTTTCGATATGAGATATCGAATATATCTACGGTCTTGTCATCATAAAGCAAAATGAGATAGTTGTGATCGAGATGTACAACTTCTCCATTTTTCTTTGCTACCTTTACAAATTGTGTCTTGTCTGTATACAACCCTTCACAACCAGACTGGATCATTGGTTGGTCGAAGTTCTTTAACATAATACTTTGACGCATCTGTGAAGCTGACATCTGGAGTCGAGTTTGGTCATCGTGCTCAAGAAATGGAACCATTGACACCGCTATTGAGATTGGTTGTTTCTCCAAATACTCTTCAGAAAACTTTAAATTGTCATCTAAAATTGCATTTGGAACTAAGTTCTGGAGAACTCCACAATTATCTCGGTCAGGTGTGTCAACTGGACATAACCGTCCAAACATTGTAGGCATAATATCTCTTAGATGCTCTGGTACATTTTGTCTGTTAAAACCACCAGGACCTACAAGACTAGTTCTACTTAGTTTGGTCAGCTCGTCGATTGGATTAATAGAAAAGTCAAACTGGACTATATCCGATACATTACACTCAGATAAAATCGCAGTTGAGTTTACATTGAATTTCGGTTGTCTAGCTGTACGATTTGACATACAGAGATCAAATACAGCTTTAGAGACCTTTGCGAGGATGACATACTCAAAACATCGAATCCTCTTGTTTGTAATTAACGTATCATCCAATGGACCGTTTTGCATTACATCTAGAATCTCTTCTAGAATGGACCCGGTCCTAAAGAAGCAAGCAGACATTACATCTGTATCAAGGATTAAGTCAAGAGCATACATCAAATCTTCACCCTTAACTCTAGCATTGTACTTTGAGTAATATCTACCAATTTCTTTGATGATATCATCTTGTGTAGTACCCCGAGAACTATCATAGAACATTTTCATGTCATAAAGCAGTCGGTCATACATTGTGTCCAGGTTGGTATCGCTTACTTGAAGTGTTGGAAGATTAAACCTCTGCGCAACAGGCTCAATTCCATAGTAACCAAAGATAACCAGAAACAACGGGACTTTTCTCCCAAGAATACTGATGTATGTAAAGGGAGCTTCCTTCTGCTCAATGATCATAATTGTCGCTACATTAGTCCTGATTTTGATACTCTTTCCCCTTGTAACAACTGGAATATCAAACAATTGAAATTGGGGAATTTTCTTCCTCCCGTTTATGATGATATAATTCCCATCAACGAGCTTTGGAATTTGCATTGAGAGGTCAATCTTTGACGCTCCCTTTTGTAATCGAATGACTAGGTTCTGTTTTAAAGTTCTAGAAATCTCTCCAGTTGAGAACCTCGAATCTTTTATCCTACAGTCGGTAAGTTCAAATCCCAGCTCTTCAGCCGGGATTAGAATTTGTCTTACTGTCTCTAGGAGCGCTGCATATTCTTGGTCTCTTATGGAGAAAATGTTCTGTTCACGCAATTTGTAGTGCGGATTAATGATGTTCAAGATCCAACCTCCTTCGTTATACGCTTTCACCACATAAGATCTTGTCCATTACACCCTTATACAAACCAGAATGTAAGATACCTTTAATGATGTGTTTCTTTGGATTTGAAAACGCCAGTCCCATCAACCACGATTCATAAGATGGAACTGTCTGGACACTGTGGAATTCAAGCTTTGCTTTGTCTCGATCTTTTACCAATCTCCACTTTTGAACTCCACTCCACATAAGCTGTGACACAACACACTCAAAATGTGTATGATGTATTGTACGTCGATGGTTGTAATTTGTGAAAAGATTATGAGTCAACTCATCATATTTTGTACTCTTATTGAACTGGTGTAGGAGTCTGGATACAGTTGATAGATCACTAACAATATCTTGTTGCTTCATATCTTCTGCATCGTTGTCCTTATTTAGCTGTGCTACACCACTCGTATGGAATGTTCTCAATACTAACTGAGTATTACATTCTCCAAGGGATTGCGCTGCTATAACTCCTACAAATCTTGTATCAAGAGTCTTATACAACTCACCGTAACATTTACAACATAATCTTTCCGATTGACATAAGATTGGACTCCTAACTTGGATCAACTCGCTGACCAAAGTCATACAATTGTCTTCGGTAATTAACATGAGTCCACCATCAGTCTTCATCCATTTACCAACCAACATTTTTGCTTTCTTTGGTGTATCAACATACACATCAAGAAAGTCTTGGGTTCCGCAATCATCCAAACTTTGATCTATCTGGAGATTTGCGCAAGCGAAGATTAATTTTCTAGAAAGGTAACCTGAAGTTCCAGTGTTCAACGCAACGTCAAGGAGACCTTTTCTACTACCATACGTAGAGTTGAAGAACTCTTTTTGGGTTAATCCTCTGATGAAACTATTCTTGATAGGTTCTGTAATAATCTCGCCATTAAAGTTTGAGATAAACCCTCTGGTTAAGACTATTTGTCGAACCTGATCCCAACTACCTCTTGCTCCAGACTCAATCATATAAGAATAATGGAAGTTGTCTTTCAGTAATTGAGTTGTTTCATCGCCTGATACTTTACTCACCTGTTCAACAATCGAGTCACTCTCATATAACCCTTCCCTGATGTTCACCGCCTCTTCCATATAACAATGGTTCAGAGAAAGAGTTGCACCAAATAATGTTGAGTACTTAAACCCAAGAAATTTAATGTTATCAAGGACTCGTATTACTTCTTCAGGTTCGTATCTTGTGTTTATATCGTTCAGTATTTCTACCAAACGTTTTCCACCAACAGACTCATTTACAAGAGGATAATCTTCAGGTAAGCAATCGTTGAAAAGTTTCATACCTTCAGTTATTTGCTCTCCTTTACAATCTATCAAGGCACTAAATTCTTTGAAGTATCCAGTTGTTAATGAGTAAACTCCAAGAACCATATCTTGGCTTGGAACAGTTGACAAACTTCCATTTGATGGGTTACGTAAATTTCTAGTAACCAGGAGTTTATCAATTACTTCTTGTTTTGACTCCGGTGTGATTGGGATGTATACCGCCATCTGGTCACCATCAAAATCAGCATTGAATGGTGGGCATGACAATGGGTGTATCTTAATTACATTATCCAAAGAGACTTTAATGTAGTATCCCAACATGCTTAATTTGTGGAGCGAGGGTTGTCTATTTAACAAACATACTTCACCTTCCGCCATCTCTTCACAGATCTTAAATAGAACCGGAATTTTCAGCTCTATACATTCATCTACAAAGTCAATGGCGTCATTCAGAAGTTTGAATTTTTCCAACTGAATTAACTTTTTAGCAATTCTCAGTTTGAATAATTCTAGAAACATAGCATACGGAAGTGAGCACTCATCAAAATTGAGTGTCGGTGATGGCACAATGACAGCTCGACCCGAGAAATCTATTCTCTTCCCAAGAATATTTCCGCGAATCAACCCTTCCTTTTTTGACAACTTGTCAAGAATGTGCGTGTATAACTCATTGACATCCTTCTGGAGTTGTTTTGCATAGCTGTAATACAAAGTTGGATCTCGTCTGACATCCAAAATTGTATCCCTCATAGCTTCTTTCTTTGTTAGGATCTGAGTATAGAATCTATTGATTTTATCAACTACTTGGTCATTTTGTGTAACACCTCTAGATGCAGGTCTTAGGTCCGGAGGTAATACAATGACATATTCTATAACCAATTGATCGATATTATCGAGAACTATATCCCATCCCTCAGCGTCTTCTTCCGCAAGTTTATCTGCAAGAACTTGGATCATTTCTTTTACAGCAGCGGTACCTCTAAAAATCTCGGTACCAGCTTCTATATTTTCCTCATCTGTGATCCTAAATTCTTCTTCATCCTCATGCCAATATAGGACACTTTTTTCATCTCTAAGCAATTGGGTGATTGCATCTTTAATCATATTACCACCAAGGTCAATCAACAGATCATAAAAGACTGGATTGACCACTGGTATTGGTAATACAATTTTAGCAAATCTTCGACGTCGTTCATTACTATTTACAACGTCGACCCCACAATCTTTACACGTACCACCCGCTCCAGAGATTCCATAATATGTCCCACATTGACAAGTATAGTTCTTAACAGGACCAAAGATCTGTTCAGAGAACAGACCTTCAGCATGGAACTTCTTCTTGTCAATAATCTTTGTTGTTGTAACTTCTTTTAGTTCTTCACAGAACTGGTTATAGTTTAACAAAGATGGCATATTACTCCTCCTTCAACTCTTTGAAGATTTTTGAAATTCTTGGACCCAAAGGCGTTGAGTCCAATTTCTCTGCTAAGAAAATCAAGTGTCTCTTGATCTCCGAAGCAATTACTTGAGTAATTGTTTCTCTTACAGTTCTCCTGATCTTTTTAAGAGATTCATCTTCCGCTTCCTCAATCCGAGCAACAATTTCTTCTTCGACATTTGATTTTGTCGCAAGGTCTAGTTCTTCAATTCGCTTGTCCACCAAGCTCTCAACTCTTTGCTCAAGAGCTTTTTCAAATTCTCCCAACATGTTACCCTCCTATGTCTGGTTCAGTTTTGTAATGGTTAGGATTTGGATAGTGATGTGGATTATCAAGGTACCACCGATTTAGAACAAATTGCTCTAAAAAGTAAGTAGTATCAGGAAGCTCAAAATGAGTTCCTATTAACTCTGGTGGTAAACAGAACTTACTCATTCTCGGCGGTTGTGAAATAGGAACTTGTTCATTGGTTGCATTACCTGCGTTTGGGTGGAACGAGTTCCAGATGTACAATTCCGTAATGTTTCTAGAGTCATCGACGTGTACTGTATATTTATTCATCACATAACTTGGGTGGACGCCGACAATCTCATAAAGTTGTTGATTCCAGATAAGTGAAACAGGGACTATCGGACTATTCACCTCAACTGTGAATTGTTCTCCCATTTTATGCAGCTCCTGTGCTGGGTAGCAATTCGATATATATACCTTCCTTCTTTAGATATAATACTCGAATTAGATACCTATCATACGACAATGGAATGTTCCTTGCTAACTCAGAGAAAACCCTAATCACGTCGAATTGGTCCCTCATTTCAGAACATGGAATTTTCATTAACTTTTGTGAAACATTTTGCTTTTCACCAATAATCACATTCAGATCCTGTTTTTTATTGGCTTCAAGAATTGGTACTAGATTCTCATGGAGATTTACTAATTTCTCTTCTCCATTCTGACTTTCATATACCAAGTCATTTTTACTCTGTACCAACTCAAGACTTTGGTTTACACCTTCTCGATAATCGTCCAACTGGATTGTATGTACTGTATGTTGTCGCATCAAATCATAAATCTTCTTACTATACACTAGAAGAAATGCGTTAAATGCTGCATTTCGAATATCATTCTTGGTAACATGGTCTACATATCTTCCACGTCGTGTGTTTGGAATATTAACATGTTTTTGACAGTCGACGACTAACGTTCGGAAAGAAATGTACATCTTCACATCTATGTAACCACCCCTGCTACATAGAACATCCCTACAATCAAACACCAAATCTGCTTCTGGTAGTTGTGTCTCTCCCTCCTTAAACTCCTTAAAGATTTTTATGATTTCGATGCTCCCATCTAAACTGAATTCTAGAATATCAGCAAGCGCATCAACCTTTCCTTTTCCAACATCTCTCTTTCTGTAAATAGAATTTTTCAGATTTTTCTTCTCGACAATATCCGGGTCAACAAGAATGAGGCGTTTCACCCCGTCAAGCTTTGAGATATTTTCTGCAAAGAAACCTCCCAGCGAGCCTAACCCGATTACAACGATACTATTCGCCATTTCACATAATACCCCTTTCTATAATAAACGGGTTCATAAATCAAGAGATTTTTGTTGTCGTATATGTACACTCTCTTTGTCTTGAGAACTTAATTTGATGGTTAGCAACATAAAGTACTATCCTGGTCATTTCAGCTACACTATATCTCACGTCGCCAATACGATTTCCTCTCTCTTGCTCTTCTAACACCTCCCACAATAACTTTAGCAGCTTGACACATTCATCTCTAAGAGTCTGTGCAGTTCCATAACATTCCGGGTGTATGTTTTTATGTGGATGATGTAAAAGATTTGGATTTCCAACTCTATCGTAGAGGTCACCAATGACATTACCAAGATTCGTAGCCATATCCAAATACTCTGAAATCGTCGGTTCAAAATTCAGAATATTTTCAATAAGATGAACGAGATGCATTACATCTCTTGGTTCTAAAGCTTTTGCGATTTTATTAACTCCAGCTATATGAGCCGCAACAATATCTCGCTGGTCAATCTTATAAGCCTTCACCATTGATCCATCTAACTTCTCAATTAAATAGTGCTCATCAGTTTCCTCGACCACTCGAACTTCTTCTTCCATGTTTTCACCTCCGGGATGTGGGGGTGAGTTTCCCCACCCCCACTAACTACGCTCTAGCCCTTGCGGCCAGCAGGTTTGATGTATTCGAGGGTATCCCCTTCACGGAGAACATAGTCCTCAGAGACTTTTTCACCGTTGACAAGACCCTCAGCGAGCTTATCGACATTGAGGACTTCGCGCAGGAAGTTCGCAACAGCGCCGACGCTCTTACCGCAAACCGGAAAGTCACCAGAAGAAGCACCACAGGAAACACGGACGGTCGTCTTGGTTCTGTTACCGAATCGAGCACCAGGCTTCGTCAATTCACTGTCCATTGTCAGAGACATTTTGGTAACCGGTCCAGTGGACTTGGGAGAAGCTTTGGAAGGTTTCGCCACTGCAGCTGCAGGAACCGCACCCTTCTGGGAATCCATGATCGCATTGATAATTTGTCTCTTGGGTTTCTTCATCATCCCTTTAATTTGTTTCTTGCGAAGAATGTCCCTGAGTTCCACAACCGTCTTAGCTTCCAATGTCTCTCTTTTAAATGTACCCATTTGTTTCAATCCTCCTTACTTTTGAGCTCTAGGTTTTCGTTGTTTTGCTAGCGTATTCATTTTCAACATGTCGAAATATACTTCTGAGCTGTTCTGCGCCAACTTTCCTTCAAGAATATTGTAGAAAGTCCAACACATAATTGTAGCCACAGAAAGATTTGCAAATAACAATTGTGGCTCAGAGTTCGCCAACTCTTCACAGCTCATTTCATCTGGTGACTTATCACCAGGGTGGGCGATCTCCGGATGGTAATCTGACAACGACGGTGTTTTATTTTCACCTCCTTCTCTAATAAAGATTTGCACATTTCCGTCTGTGTATTCATTACCACCAGAAATCACAATAACGTTTTCAAGTGTCTTTGCATGATCAGAAACCACTTTTCTCGTTTTATGGTTATCTACACACAGAAACACAACGTCATCTTCTTGAATGTACTCCCCAATATTTGACGGTGTTAGATATTCAGCAACATCGTCAAACGAGATATTCTCATGGGACAATCTCATTTCTGTACATTTTACCCTCGCCTTGTTTCCCAACTGATTAAATGACTGGCGAGCTTTATTTTTAATCTCGTAGTCATCACCATCAATTAGTACAAGTCTACAGCGGGTGGGTTGATGGTTTAGAAATCTGCATAGGTTATCACATAATGCAGAACCGATTCCGCCCAATCCAACAATTTTGATTCTACGGTCCCCCAACATACACTTCACCTCCATCGTATTCACCCGCTAATGGATTGTCATCTTCTTCTTCAGTAAGCCCAAGCTGTGCTAACTGGTCCTCATCCAAATCCAACTGGTTAATAAGATCCATAAGCAACTGGTTGGATTTATAGTTGCAATACGGACAGTTTTCACATGGATCCCAATCCATTGGATCCCCAGGTTCATAAGCTGTGTCAAAACTGACTCCTTCCTGAGCAGCGACCTGATCATGATTATTTCCTGTATTAAATTGTCGTCTCAAGAGAGCTTGTCGACCATTATGACGACCTTGATGGAACCTTCCCCAATAAGGATTTCCATGTGGATTATGCTGCCATGGTTGTCGAGCCGGTCCAACAATACCATTGACACCACCTGAATAAATTCCCTGATTTGGTTGAGTTCTCGGCATCCATTTACTCACATTCTTCAACCAGGTAGAAGGGAATTTCCTTTCCTTAGCCCTTTCATTTTTGATTCGATATCCTAATGTAACTGTTTTCTTAGCAGCGTCGTTTGCTGGTACCAGCTTATTACCTTCCCATTTATAGGTCTTTGGACCTACATATGAAGCCTCGGATTCTACCATTTCCAAGTCTTCTACATAATCACATGGGTCAATCATGAACCTGGTTCCGTTAAACACTAATGACGCTGAAATGTCAACATTTGGATTCCCGACTTTTCCAATCGTGATATGAATTCCATCCCAATTGAATTCGTCGTTATCATCCGTTCCTGAGTGGAAAGCGGACATATGATTGTGGCTATGAATTGAACCGATTCGAACATACCCCTTGTAGCTTTCCAAACTTTCCCATCCAACACCACCACCCGAAACTTCCTGGTCAGGGATTTCAATTCTAAACCTTTTTCGTTTTGGGTTATAATGTAAAATGGTCATCGCCTCACCAGAAAATTGCTTAGCCACTTCACGATAGAATGAAATGATTTGAGCAAATTTCTTTCTTGGTATTGGTTTAATGTCCATCGTCGCATAAGGATCTACATCTTGCAAAATAGACATTTGGTCCACTTTCGCAATACTCTCAAAGAAACCTAATTTCTTCTTTAAGAATATCCCATCTTTCGCTACGATATATAGAATATCGTCAGTAGGCATTTCAGTTGTACCGTCGTTGATCCATACATTAAACATTGTTCACGTCCTCCGATACATGCATTGGACTCCTTTCCGCAACAGTATACCAACCATGGAAGTTAGGAAATACAGGAAATCCAGTTCCCATGTATTGATGTTGTTGCGTCCGTCTTGGTATCAGGAAACCATACCTGACTAAGTTTTTCCTTGTTGGATAATTGTACGTAAAGCCTGCCCTCCTTTCAGTAACAGTCACTCTCAAGGACCGTCTTCCTTCATGCCGGTTAATCATTCCAATCGAACCATCCCTTACCACCAGATCGCCCGGTTGCCACTTAATTTTGTCCAGTTGCATTGGAGCATTTTTCTGCTTTGCACAAGCAGCTGTTCCCCTACGAAGGACTTCAAAGTTGTTCATCGTCTCTTCGTCCATCCAGAGGGTACACCCGTTTGACATCAAAATTTGAGGGATATCTCTACCTGTATCAGGTAAGAACCCAACGATTGTGTTGACATCCTTCTTTGGAAATGCTGGAATACGACCAACTTTTGCTCTAAGTTTATCACCAGCTTTCCATTTATCCCATTTTGCTACAATGTGTCGGACAGTACCAGGTCTGATCCGTCCTCGTTCAAAATCAATGAACTCGGTTTCAAATACTTCTTTTCCATCAAGAGTCGTCATGACAATATACAACGACCCAAGTTGCTCTTTAAACAGAGCAATAGTGCAGACTTTCAACATGTTCTCAGGATTGTTCCAGTCCGCATGAACTACAGCATCCCCAACTTTGAAGTAAATATCTCCGTCGAAGCTAGGAATATGAATCTCAGTTTTATCCTCGCTCAGGATATTACTCTTTGCGGTAGTCCTTTTATAATCTCTATAATAACCACCGCCATCGTAGGCCACTATTCCTTCACCAGGAATGAGACCATAACCATCAACACCACCGTCTTTCCAGTTGGTTACAAGAGAGTCGGCATATCTAAATACAGGAGGTGTTATATAAGTGTCTTTACTATCCGACAACTTATATACTGGCGTACCTGTTGGATTTAGATCAATTGCAATCCTACTTCCGGTCATAACATTCTTAAACAAGGCTCTCATGTTAGCCCCATTGGAATCAAAACTGTCAAGCTTTACGTCATACTTTTGGAACGTAGGACCTTGACCATAATCCGCTTTCAGGATAACATAGGTCTTATTTGCGTCAACCTTAATCCCGTTAACTTCAACGTTAGACATATCCACAACATCGAATTCCAAATTCTCAAGAAGATAGTAATCACTACCAAGTCTTGCTTCTATTTTACCATCTCTGGCGACTCGAATTACATGTACCTTCTTAAAAATCTTTCCAGCATATCTTGACTTGATCACAATCAAGTCATTGGTACTGATCTTCTGATCACCAATCTGAACCGACTTGACTTCTTTCGATGCAGATCTCTGCTTCTGGATTTCATTTTTGAATTTTTGTGTAATGGATACTTCTGTCGTTTTCCCATCAGCACCCTGTAGGATTACCCTCGTAGGTCTATGACCAGGAGTACCGACAAAAGATGCAACAATGTATTCTTTCTTTCCTATTGTAATGTTATCCCCAACACAAAGGTAACTATTTTTAATAGCTAACTCTTGAGCTGTATTTTTATAGTGGGTTTTGTGTCTTGTTTGTGCTTTGATTGGTCGATAGAATATCTCCCTTAGTTTGTCGTATGATGGGATTCCTTGTGTTCTTCCACCCGCCATATCATCTATTGTTTCACCTATCGTTTTAGGATAGATGATCCACGGAACTGTGTAGATAAACATGGGATCAATCACAGTGTTATAATGCCACACAAGCGGATTACAGACTTCCGGAACATCCCGCTCATACATCTTGTAGTTGTGGTAGTAATCCATGTTATATGCTGTGTTCCAGAATCTTTCAAGCTCAATAGTACAAGCATCATAGAGATTATCTGGTTCACGATAACTTGGGGGTCGATTACCAAGACATATATACTGACTGTCTGGGATGTTGAGGAGGTTTGCATAGTACAGAGAATCAGAATAACTTGTAAGGGGTCGCATTCGAAAGAATACTTGCACTGAAGTGGCAATGTAGTTTTGAATAAACATAACCACTACTACAAATGGCATTGACACCTGCAAGGTATATTCTCCATTTCTACTCTTTACATTTTCGCTGAGATACTGGTACATATCATCATAACCAGCATTTTTTAGCGAGTCTAAAGTCCCCTGGAATCCAACAGCAAATCTCAGATTCCGGACACCTGGCTCTTCCTCAATAACAACTATTTTCTCACTGGTATTGGGAAGGTCATGTACAATTCTGCAATTCCTCGGAAGAATTTCCCTCTCCATGTGGGTACCATTCATTCCACGAAAAAAGTCCGGCGTATCTATCAATTTAAGCCGTTTAAATGGAGTGAATGTTTTTTTAGTTTTGTCTGAAGTGTCGCTTGATTCATCAGAGATTACCAAGCTGGCAAAGTATGGATTCATAACAATCTCTTCCATAATCTCTATTCTCCTTTCACAAATAACAGTTTCGCCCCAAACTCCTTTAGAATCTTTTTTGACGTGTCTGCTCTAACAGGCCATACTTTGAC